ATGGGCAACTATAATGCTCAAGAAGATCCGGCTACTATAAATTTAACTAAAGACGGAACAATAGAATATCAGCGTAGTGAAGTTGACGTAACACTAAATTTTAGAACTCCAATAGACACAGGAGACACATGGATGACATTTCCAGGATTGGGTACCGAACCTGTCGGTGCATTTAGCGGAGTCTATCAAGTATTGTTTGTAATGAATAAATTTTCCGGTGGTCAATTTACACAAGAATTAAGATTAATGCGTAGACCAAATCAAGAAACAGATACAAAAGTTTCACCTTCTAGCACAGGTAATGGATCAGTCAAAACTGGCGGAGAAGAAAATAATCTCAATGAAAGCACTGAGGGTAAGGGTGATGCTGATAAATCAAAAGCTAATAAATCTGGAGGACAAGGAGCAAGCACAGCAGGCATAGATGGACCAGCTGATGGAGCAGCAAGCACAGGAAGCAAATCAAAACCTAAGGAAAGCACAGTGGTTAACAGAATTAGAGGCACACTGTAATGTCAGAACAAAGTAGAACCCCGTCCGGAAAGCTAGTACGAGATCCAGGTCCCTATCTTGCAAAAGTTGTAAATCACTTAGATGCAAAATTTATGGGAACTTTAGAAGTAGAACTTCTAAAGATTGTTAGCAGTGGTAATAGTACTCAAGGTACTGGTGAAATAATTACAGTGAAATACATGTCTCCTTTCTATGGTGTCACACCTTTTTCTGGTGTAACAAAAAACAAAGGTTACAAATATACACAAAAAAGTTATGGCATGTGGGCTGTTCCTCCTGATATAGGCACGCAGGTGCTTGTAATATTTGCTGAAGGTAATCGTAGTAGAGGTTACTGGATAGGTTGTGTACAAGATGAATATATGAACTTTATGTTGCCTGGAATGGCTAGTTCATTTTACAATGACGAAGATACATCAAAACCGTATCCGGTAGGAGAATATAATAAAAAATTAGAATCTGGAGCAGGTCGTAATCCTACAAAATTTATTAAACCTCACAGTGACGATGCAGAATTAAATTTAAAAACACAAGGTTTATTTGAAGATAGTATTAGAGGCACAACTACAACTAGTGCAAGAAGAGAAGTGCCTAGTATGGTATTTGGCTGGAGCACACCTGGTCCTGAAGATCGTAGAGATGGAGCACCAAGAACACAATATGGACCTCCTGGGAGCGGCGGAACACAAAGATTCTTTAATAGATTGGGCGGGTCCACATTTGTAATGGATGATGGTGATCCTGCTATATTACGAACAGGCTATGCCAGTGAAACTAAAGCAGAATATGTAAGTGTAGAAGAAGACAAAGATAAAAAAGGGTTTCCTGATGTACTACATAATGAACTTATTAGACTTCGTACACGCACTGGTCATCAGCTTTTAATGCATAATTCAGAAGACCTTATCTATATAGGCAATGCTAAAGGCACTGCTTGGATAGAACTTACCAGTTTAGGCAAAATAGATATCTACAGTAGAGACAGTATAAGTGTACATACAGAATTAGATTTGAATTTTTCAGCAGACAGAGATATCAATATGTATGCAGGAAAAAACTTTAATTTGAATACAGGTGAAAACACTAAAATAAGAACAGGGCAACGTACTGATATTAAAACAGGCATAGACATGAATTTCCAAGTTGGTGCAGAATTGAATATGCTAGTAGGTGATACAGCAAATTTAAGTACAGGTAAAGATCTTAATATCAATGTTACTGACAATGGCAAACTTACTGTAGGAAAAGACTTAGATGTGAAGTCAGTAGCAAACACAAGAATACATGCAAAAGGTATGCTTGATATAAAAAGCGATTTATCAACACGTTTTTCACAGGGCGAAACATTAGATATAAACACCACAGGAGCAACAAAGATTACTGGTGCAACTATTGATTTAAATCCAACTGCACCTGCCGCAATGGCAGCAGAATCTCTTACAGCAGATAAAGCCAAAAAAGCACTTGATGCCGCCTTTCCGGTAAGGTTACCAGAACACGAACCTTGGTTAGGCCATGAGCATTTAGATCCAACAATTTTTACAGCTACTAATACAAGAGCTAATGATGCACCCAGTTATGTTAATAGAAATGCAAGTCCTCCTATTGAAACTGACGAAGATCAACGTCCTACCACAACACAATGGCGTGAACAGGCTAATGCTAAAACAGAAGTCAAAGATGGAAAAACTGTTGAAGTCGAAGGCAACGGAATTGTTCCAGGACAAGAAGGTGAAATAGGTGAACAACCAAATAAACCAGTAGCACCTTCAGATATGGAAAGATACTTCGTAAACCAACTTTGTAATGCTATAGGACTTGATGAAACAAAAAGTGCTAAACAAGGTGGCAACGCAGAAGCAGTGGCTATGGCTATGGCACAAGTGCATCATGAATGTACATTTGAACCAAAGAGTGAAATTCTAAATTACAGTGCAGATGCATTATTAAGAGTTTTTGATTATAGACTTAAACTTGCGGCCGCAAAAGAATTTAATAAAGATAAAAGTGCAGTAACTAGAGCAGATAAGGTTAAAATAGCAAATGCTATTGCACGTAAACCAGCCACTATAGGTAATACTGTATATGGCGGCAGATTTGGAAATGCCGCAAATGAAGGATACAAATATAGAGGCAGAGGAATGATTCAAATCACATTCAAAGATAACTATACCACATATGGTAAAGCCTCTGGCCATCCAAACATTGTACAAAATCCAGACCTTGCTAATGATCCAGTAATTGCAACTGATATTGCTGTTGCTTATTTAAAGTCTAAAAGCATAAACTGGTCAAGCACAAGTGTTAATAGTTTAGCTAACCAATTCAAAAAAGCTGTTGGATATTCAGATGCGGTTGATAGAAAAACTGGATTAACACAAACACAACTTCGCGAAAAGACTGGTAGAGGTTATTACTATAATCTAATTAATGGACAAATTACTAGATTGTCAAGTCTAACTCTCGAGCCAGATGGTACAAATGTTAAAGCTGAACCTTTACCTCCTGTAAACACTAACAAACAAGAGGTCAAAGGGGCAAGGTAAATAGTATTATGAGCACAAAAGAAAAACAACTTTACAAACAGATAGAAGTGAAAGGTACCGGTACAAGCATACAGTACGGTGTAGCTAGCCGTGCTTATAGAGGTATCTCTACTGTAAATCCAGAAAATAATGAAACTGTGCTTTATGATCTTGCACTAATAAAACAAGATCTTTTAAATCATTTTCATATACGTCAAGGAGAAAAACTTTCTGATCCTGAGTTCGGAACAATAATTTGGGACGTATTGTTTGATCCATTAACAGAACAACTTAAAGAAGCAATAGTTGAGAATGTAACTAAGATTGTAAATTATGATCCAAGAGTGCAGGTAACAAATGTAGCTATAGATCAATATGAAAGTGGATTACAGATAGAAATAGATCTTTCATATTTGCCATACAATATATCAGAAAACTTAAAATTACAATTTGATCAAAATGCAGGTTTTTTGGGCTAAAATAAAGTACGCACTTTTCCAATCATAATAAATACAATATAGAACAAGGAAGCAAAAATGTCATCCACAGATAGGCAAAATAGATTACTTGTAGCAGAAGATTGGAAGCGTGTATATCAAAGCTACAGAAACGCAGATTTTCAAAGTTACGATTTTGATAATTTAAGGCGTACAATGATAAATTACCTTAGGGAAAATTATCCTGAGGATTTTAATGACTACATTGAATCAAGTGAATATATTGCACTTATAGACCTAATTGCTTATCTAGGACAAAACTTAGCTTTTCGCACAGATTTAAATGCTAGAGAAAACTTTCTTGAATTAGCTGAACGCAGAGAAAGTGTACTTCGTCTAGCACGTTTGCTTTCATATAATCCAAAACGTAACCAAACTGCAAATGGATTATTAAAAGTTGAAAGTATAAGCACTACAGAAGAAGTTATTGATTCTAACAACACTAATTTAGAAAATCAAGCTATACTTTGGAACGACCCATCTAACCCAGATTGGTACGAACAATTTATATTAATTTTAAATGCAGGTTTACCTGTAAATGGAACATTCGGCCGTCCATTTAAGAAAGATACTATAGCAGGAATACCTACAGAACAATACAGATTTAATTCAACAAATGAAGATGTACCTGTTTTTAGTTTTAACAAAGCTGTCAATGGCGGAAATAATAGATTTGAAATAGTAAGCACAGATATAGGAGATGGTGCTATTGAAGAAGAGCCACCTTTTCCTGGAAATAACTTTGCACTACTTTATAGAAATGACGGTAGAGGTAATGGAAGTACAAACACAGGATTCTTTAGCCATTTCAGACAAGGCGCTTTAGATCAAGGACCATTTACAATAACAAATCCAACAACAAATCAAGTTGTTGCTATTGACGCTGTAAATGTTAATGATACAGATGTTTGGTTATACAAACTAGATTCTAACGGACAAGAAATAGAACTTTGGTCAAAAGTTGCCGCTACAGAAGGAAACAATGTAATTTACAACAGTTTGAGTAAAAGCGTAAGAAATTTTTACAGTGTTTTAACAAGAGTTGAAGATAGAATTAGTATAGTATTTTCAGATGGTGTTTTTGGTAATTTACCCAAAGGAACATTTAGGGCATATTATAGAACCAGCAAAAATCAGCGTATGATTATCACACCAGATGAAATGAAAGGAATTAGTATAAAAATTCCATATATTTCAAAGACAGGAAGCGTAGAAAACTTAACATTTGTTTATTCATTGCAATACACAGTCGATAATGCAACAGTTAGTGAAACAAGCGAAAGTATTAAAAATAATGCACCTGCTACATATTATACACAAAACAGAATGATTACAGCAGAAGATTATCAGATTGTACCGTTGACAGTTTCGCAGGAAATTGTAAAAACTAAAAGTGTTAATAGGACAGCTAGTGGTATATCAAGATATTTTGATCTTTTAGATGCTACTGGAAAATACAGTAAAACTAATATGTTTGCCACCGACGGTGTAATTTATAAAGATTTTTTAGATTCAAAGGCCATGTTTAGTTTTGCAACAACTACTGACATAAGTGGTGCTATTAACAATACAATACAACCTATATTACGAAGCACACTTATAAAAAACTTTTATGCAAATAGTTTTCCAAAAATTGATGTAACTGATCTAAATATATTATGGCAAGGTAAAACAAATGAAACAAACACCAATACTGGCATTTTTGAAAGTACTGCTGGGGTAAAGATACAACTAGGAACATTTACTAGTTCTACTTTACAGTTTGTAAAGCCTGGATCATTAATTAAATTTGTAGCGCCAGCAGGTCAACACTTTATGGCAGACAACAGTCATAGTCTAATGCCAGGCGCAGCCGATCATCCGCAAGCAGTATTATATAAATGGAGTAAAGTAGTATCTGTTACTGGTGACGGCACCACAGTAACTGAAGATGGTATAGGTTCAGTACAACTTAATGATATTATTCCAACCGGAGCACAACTTACAGAAATTAGACCTTTTATTGCTTCAGAAATAACAGATGAAGTTCAAACACAAATAATTGATCAAGTATCAGCATACAACGCTTTTGGACTTCGTTTTGATAGGTTCAGTGGTGAATGGAAATTAATAGCAGAAGAAAACTTACGTTTGAATACACCTTTTAGCATTGGTAAAACTGGTGATGTATCAGGACAAAAGTTAGATGCAAGTTGGTTACTACTATTCCAAACCGATGGTGAAAAATACACAATTACATATCGCGGTAGCAGGTATGTTTTTGAAAGTGATCAAGAAGTAAAATTTTATTACGATAGTAGCGATAAAATTTATAATAATCTTACAGGAAAAACAATCAAAGATAAAATTAGTGTTTTAGGTATTAATAAAAAACCTGACAGCACAGAAAATTTTACTGTTGATTTTGATTGGGAAATAAAAGAAGAATTTAGAGACGCAGAAGGATATGTTAATTCTAAAAAAATACAAGTAAGTTTCTTTGATTCTGATGACGATGGTGTAGTTGACGATCCGCAAATATTTGATGAAATAGTAGATGAAACAACTAATCCTTTATCTAAATATATATTTTTACGAAAACTTAAATCTTCAGACGGAGTTGAGGATTTTAATTATGTTAGCAACACAATATTAAAAATACAAATAAAACAAAATCAAACCGCAGTAGGCGCATATAGTGCATACGATGATGGCCAAGTCTTTTATTTGGTTGACGAAAATGTTTTTAAAATTTTAGATAAAACTACAAGTACTTTAAATCTTACTGATGATTTCAAAGCACAAGTAGGTAGAGATAATTTAAAGTTTCATTATGTACATGCAGCTGATGCCAGCACACGTATAGATCCAAGTGCAAGTAACATAGTTGATACATATATACTTACACGTAGTTTTGACACTGCTTTTAGACAATGGTTAGACGGTGCAGTAGCCCAAAAACCTTTACCTCCTAGTAGCGATGCTCTTTTTCAAAATTTTGGTGTAAAACTAAATGAAGTGAAAAGTATAAGTGATGAAATAATATATCATCCAGTAAAATATAAAGTATTATTTGGCGACAAAGCGAGTAGTGATTTGCAAGCACAATTTAAATTAGTAAAAAATCCAGATAAAGTATTAAATGATAATGATGTAAAATCTAGAGTTGTTAGTGCAATAAATGAATTTTTTAGTTTAGAAAATTGGGACTTCGGAGAAAGATTCTATTTCAGTGAATTGAGTGCATACGTAATGAATCAGCTTGCACCTGATCTTACTACATTTGTAATTGTTCCGCAAGACGATACACAGACATTCGGAAGTCTTTATGAAATTAAATCTGAAAGTGATGAAATATTTATAAGTGGAGCACAAGTGACAGATATAGATATCATTGATGCAATAACAGCAAGTAGATTAAAAGCCGCTGGTAATGTAGTGACGGAAAGTACTAGTTCAAATGCAGGTATTACCAGTTCAACTGCATCAACAACTACATCAACTCGTGCAGGTTCATCATATAGAACAAGTACCGGCACAAGTAGCACTAGCTCTAGTAGTACTAGCTCTAGTAGCAGTAGCTCAAGTAGCAGTAGTTCACGTAGCAGTAGTTCGAGCAGTGGCGGCGGCGGTTCAAGTAGCGGCGGCGGAGGAAGCTCCGGCGGCGGTGGCGGAGGATATAGTTACTAATGTCTTATGACGATAACCAAAATGATCCTGCACTTCCTGCAGACAAGCCTATCAAACGTTCTAGTATAAATCATTTACCTAAATATTTTAGATCAAGGTACAATAGAAAATTTTTGAGTGCAACATTTGATCAAATGATTCAGCCAGGCGTGGCCGAAAAAGTCAACGGCTATTATGGACGAAAGATTACAAATGCGTATACAGCTGATGATAACTATGTAGGTGATGTGTCAAAACAGCGTGAAGACTATCAGTTTGAGCCTGCTAGTTTAATTAAAGACACTTTAGGAAATACAACTTATTATAAAGACTATAATGATTATACAAATCAAATAGGTAACTTTAATGGTGCAAATAAAAATCATGATAAACTTAATGCACAAGAATATTATGCATGGGATCCGCATATTGATTGGGATAAGTTTGTAAACTTTAGAGAATATTATTGGTTACCTACTGGACCTCAAAGTGTTCCAGTAGCAGGACAAACTATAGATGTGGTTAGTACTTACACTGTCACAGCACAAGAAAATCTTGATAATAAATCATACATATTTTCTCCAGATGGAAAAACACCAAATCCCACTCTTAAATTATATAGAGGTATTACATATAGATTCGAAGTTGATGCTCCTGGATTGCCTTTAGTGTTTAGAAGTAAACGTGTAGAAGATCCAACTTTTAATATCATACAAGATTCATCTGATTCAACAGATAAAGGTACTATAGAATTTAGGCTTGATCAAAGTACTCCTGATGTAATTTATTATATGAGTGATAATGATCCTGGTAGTAGCGGAGTCATAGAGGTTTACAATATTGAAGAAGCAACAAAAATTGATGTGGACGCAGAAGTTGTAGGTAAAAAAACATATAAGACAGGCAACGGATTCGAACTTACAAACGGCATGAAAATTTATTTTATAGGTAATGTCACACCTAGTTCGTATGCGGAAGGCGAATATTATGTTGAAGGTGTAGGGAATGAAATCAAATTAATTAAAGAAGATGCATTAGATGTACCTACAACATTTACAACTAATATTACAAATCCTTTTGATGATGGAGCATTTGATAGATTGCCTTTTGGTCAAAGTATTGGATATCCACTTACCAGAGATTATATTTTAATTAACAGGAGTGCAATAGATGGTAATTTATGGAGTAGATATAATCGTTGGTTTCACAGAGATGTTATAGAAAAAAGTGCAGAAATAAACAACCAGCCTGTAGACGTAGATCAAACTACTAGAGCAAGTAGGCCGATTATTGAATTTGAAGCAGGCATAAAACTTTTTGATTTTGGAACAAAAAACAAAACAGATGTAGATTTAGTAGACATTTTTACTACAGATGTAAGATCAGTAATTGAAGGTGCTACTGGATATAACATTGACAATATAGATCTTTCTGAAGGCATGAGAATACTTTTCTTAGGCGATAAAGACGAACGTGTATACGGTAAAATTTTTAAAGTAAAATTTATTTCTTTTGAAAGTAGAATACAAATTGCATTAGTAGATGAAACAGATACTGATCCTATTGAAAATGAAACCGTACTAGTAAGGCAAGGCGATGTTTATAAGGGTAAAATGTTTTATTTCAACGGCACTGAGTGGAAAAATGGACAGGATAAAACAGATGTGAATGTAAGTCCATTGTTTGATCTATGTGACAAAGATGGAAATAGTTACGGAGATAAAACATTATACAATGCAAGTAATTTTACAGGTAACAAATTATTTTCGTATAAACAAGGTTTAGGAGCAAACGATACTGAATTAGGATTTCCTCTGTCATACCGCAACATTACTAACAGTGGTGATATACTTTTTGATTTTGATCTACTAGGTCAAACTTTCACATATCAAACTGATAACAGTTTATTTGATGTTAATTCTGATATTGCATTTTTAAAAAAATATTCTACAATAGATAAATTTACGTTTGAAACAGGATACAAAAAAGCTGAAACACTTAGCACACAAAAAGTTGAAAGACAATATGTGTATGATGGAACACAAACAACATTTGATATAGATCATTACGATGAAAGTGCAAAATTAACTGATCTATGGTTACGTGTGTACAAAAACAATGAGATTCAAAAATTAGGAATAGATTATACAACCACTCAAGATGTTAACAATGTAAAGCAAATTTCTTTTACAAAAGATTTAAATGTAAATGATGTAATACTAATAAAAACAAAATCTGCGACAGAAAAAAATGATAACGGTACATATGAATTTCCAATTAACTTTGAAAGAAATCCTAAAAACAAAAATGTTACAGAGTTTACACTAGGTGAGGTAAATGATCATGTCAGCACTATAGTTGAAGAACTAGATAATTTTGACGGAGCATTTCCTGGAAAAAGTAATCTACGTGATTTAGGACAGGTTACTGTATACGGAAATAGATTTGTAAAACACAGTGGATTAATTAATCATTCTTTATATCATTTGACTAACAATGAAAGTAATGTAATTAATTCTATAAAGTTTGCTAGAAAAGAATATGGTAAATTTAAACGTAGATTTATTCAGGTTGCAGAAACATTAGGTTTCGAAGGAGATATTAAAACACACGTAGACTTAATTCTTACAGAAATTAATAAAAGTAAAACAGAAACTAATCCGTTCTTCTTTAGCGATATGGTTCCATTAGGAGCAGCCAAAGAATTAAGATATGAAATAGAAGACGCTAACAATACTTTTTTTGCTTTATCAAAAGTATTTGATAAAACTGTGTTAGATAAAAAAGCAGTTACAGTGTATCTAAATGGAGTGCAATTAACACACGGAAAAGATTATACATTTAACACAGAAGGCTTTGCTGTAATAACAGCTACAAAGGCAGAAAATGATATAGTAACAATTTATGAATATGAAAATACAAATGGTAGTTATGTACCTGCTACTCCTACAAAATTAGGACTTTATCCTAGTTATGAGCCAGCTAAGTTTACTGATACAACTTATCGAACAACTGTAGACGTTATTCAAGGACATGACGGAAGCATAGTAAAAGCATATGGTGATTATAGAGATAATTTGATTTTAGAATTAGAAAGAAGAATTTATAATAATTTAAAAATGTCCTATGATACGTCTGTGTTTGATTTAACAGATTATATTGAAGGTGATGTTAGAAATGTAAACACTCCTAAAAATAATTTAGACAGGGCAATGTTAAGTGATTTTATAGAATGGACTAAAATTGCAGATACTGAATACACAAAAAATAATTTTGTAAGATCAGATTCATTTACTTTTAATTATGAGTCAATGCAAAGTCCATCTGGAAAAGTTCTTCCAGGATATTGGCGACAGGTATACATGATGGCTTATGATACTGATCGCCCACATAGTCATCCTTGGGAAATGCTTGGTTTTACAGTCAAACCTACGTGGTGGGAAACTAACTATGGGCCTGCACCATACACCGGCGATAATTTAGTTATGTGGCAAGATATAGAAAAAGGCAAAATAGCAGAACCAAATAAAGTTGCTAAATTTGTTTCTGTATACGAACGTCCAGGTTTGACTAATCATATACCATCTGGTCCTAACGGGGAACTACTAAGTCCGATAGCAAGTGGATACGCACAAGGATTTACCAGTATAGGTATAGAAGACAACTTTAAATTTGGTGATGGGGCACCTGTTGAGAGTGCTTGGCGTAGGTCAAGCGAGTATCCGTTTAGTTTGATTAGTAGTCTTATCTTAAATGCTCCGTCAAAAATGTTTGCAACTGCCTTTGATAGACAACGACAGGTAAGAAATGTAGCAGGCATAATAGTATATAAGGATACTGGAAAACAAATAGAACTAGATAAAATTGTTTATCCTGCATCTGTTTCCGATACAACTCAGACGTATACAAGTGGATTTGTAAATTATGTAGCTGATTATATGTTTCTTGATGTTACTACAAGTTATGAAGATTACAAAAACAATATTACAAATATACAAAACAACATAGGATTTAAAATTGGTGCCTTTACAGAAAAATCTAAATTTAAACTAATTTTGGATAGTAGAAGTCCAACTAATGAAGGTAATGTGTTTATACCTAACGAAAATTACGAAGTATTTTTAAATACCAGTACACCTATAAAAACTGTTGCATATTCAGGAGTGATTGTTGAAAAAGTTATAGGTGGATACACGGTAAAAGGATATAGCAATACTAGTGCAACTTTTAAAACACATCCTGTAATCAAACAGCAAAAAGATCCTGTAATAACAATTGGCGGAATAAGTGAAGACTTTTTAAAATGGGCATCTGACAAGTATTACGAAAAAGGGTATATTTTAGAATATCAAAGTGCATTTTATAGAGTTACAGAATCCCACACAAGCGGAGGAACACTAGACGGAGATAAAACTGTAAAATTAGCAGAATTACCTATGACTGGTGGAGTGAGAGCAAGTTTTGCAAAACTATACAATAGAGATGTGATAAAAGAAGTAGGATACGGCACAACCTTTGATACAATACAAGAAGTTGTAGATTTTATGATAGGATACGGATCTTGGTTAGAAGAACAAGGATTTGTGTTTGACAACTACGAAGGTAACGAAGCAGTAGTACAAGATTGGAAATACAGTGCAAAACAATTCATGTTTTGGACCACACAAAGATGGGATAACGGAACTTTAATTACATTATCTCCTGCGGCACAATATCTAAAATTTGTAAGTCAATATAGTGTAGTGGCAAATGTATATGAAACTATTTACGGCTACAGTTTAGTAAAAGCTGACGGAAAAAAACTTAATTCAGAATTTTTAGCTGTAGGAAGAGAAAATCCAAACGAATTCTATATTCAAACTAGAAACACAGCAGACGGTATATATGCTGTGACATTGCCTTTAGTTCAAAAAGAACATGTAGTGCTGTTAGATAACCGAACAGTTTTTGGAGATGTCATATATGATCAAGAACCTGGATACAGACAAGAACGTATAAAGGTTGCTGGCTATAGAACAGATGAATGGAACGGCAGTATTAGTATTCCTGGGTTCTTTTATGATGGTGCAAAAATTGTGCAATGGGAACCTTGGTCAGATTATGATATTGGTGCTATAGTTAAGTACAAAGAATTTTATTATGCTGCAGATCAAAAAATACCAGGCACAGAAACATTTATTGACAAGCAATGGAATAGACTTACAGATAAACCTGTAGGCGGATTATATTCTAATTGGGATTATAAATCTATACAATTTACAGATTTTTATGATTTAGACAGCGACAATTTTGATGTTGAGCAACAAAGACTTGCACAACATTTAATAGGCTATCAAAAGAGAAAATATTTAGAAAATATTATAAATGATGATGTAAGCCAATATAAATTTTATCAAGGTATGCTTCAAGATAAAGGGACAAAAAATTCTCTTACAAAAATGTTTGATGCTCTTGCAAGTGCAAATAAAGATAGTTTGCAATTTTATGAAGAGTGGGCAATAAAAGACGGACAATATGGTGCTGTTGATGGATTTCAAGAAGTAGATTACATTCTTGATGAAAATAAATTTAGACTAGCACCACAACCTATTGAACTGGTTAACAGTGTTGATACTTCGTCAACTGATCTTGTTTATAAAATACGTCCTTATGAAGTATATCAAAAAAGTGACGATTATTCACATGCACCTTTTCCAACAAAATATATAGAAGATACTTATGTAAGAAATGCAGGTTATGTAGATTTAGATGATGTGAAAGTAATTGCTAACACATATGATGAAATTGTAAATTTAACATTTCAGGATCTACGTCAAGGTGATTATGTTTGGGTAGGTACTGACAATAGATCGTGGAGTGTGTACAAATATTCCAATACAACCAATAATATTATTAGTGTTACAGGCGGCACAGATGAATTTACCTTAAATTTGAAAGAAACATTTCGCAGTGTAGCAGTAAATGATATTATCGGAGTGTTTGACGTCACAGAATTAGACGGATTTTACAAAGTCAAATCAGTATCAGGAGATAAAATTACACTTATAAATGATACAGACGAAGATATAGAAGATATAGAACGTTGTGTAGGTTACATCACTAATTTTGTAAAAGTGAGAGCCAGCAATGTTGATGATGCAAATAAAATTGCACAAAGTAATTTAGAAGATGGAGATATTCTTTGGATTGATAAAGCCTCTGATGATAAGTGGGCTGTTGTAAAAAATTCTAGAGATTATACTCTGCAACAGACTGTAGAAAACCAAAATGGTGACGACAGTGCATTACACAACTTTGCAAGTAGTATTGCAGTTAATAAACGTAATACTGTCCTAGCAGTTGGGTTGCCAGACTATGATAACGGAAAAGTGAATGTTTACAACAGATCTAGCGAAGGCAATAATTTTATTTTAGTTGCAGAACTAGTGCCTTTAACAGGCGCGGCTATGGATAAAGAAAGATTTGGCGCAAGTGTAGATGTAAGCGAAGATGGAAAATATATTTACGTAGGTTCTCCACACGCATCAAAAGTTAAGACACGCTACCAAGATGAATTTATTGAAACAATTGATTACCTAAAAAATGATATTGTAAAATATGATAACAGTTTATGGAGAGCGGGTGTAGGAATACAAGGAGCTGAAGCATCTATTAATTTTCAAAGTTTTGCAAGTGTAACACAGATTAGAATTGCACTAGGATTAATTGACGAAATAGATGATGCTCCGGTTGTGCTTGCATCTGGTAATTATCCTTTTACTAACACAGCAACTGATCATGTTATAGTTAGAGCTCCTTTTAATCAGTATGAAGGCTCAAAAATTGGAGATACAATTACTCTAAAATGGAATCAAAGATCCAATGCCTATCAAAATAAAAATTCTATTCAGGACGTAGCACCCTTTAACGGCATATACAATCCTATAGTAGGTACAGACTTCATAACAGGAGATCACCAAATACTTTATAAAGTAGATGCAGTACTGTATGTAGATGCTGCTACTAATGTACCTGTAGCAGGAGACACAGTAGAAACCTCTGGTGCTATAGGCACAGTAGCATACAAATATAACGAGCAAGCAAGAGTTGCAATTTATATGAAAGATGTTAACGGAACTTTTCCAACTACAGGAAGTTTATTTTTAACTAACGGCGACTTTGTTGGAGAATATGAGAAAAAATTACATAATGATATTTCAGGTTCTGATTATTCAAGCCAATGGGGTGGATATTGGGTAATTGATGTTGGATTGGCTTACAACACCGGACCGACCGAAACTTCTTTAGGAGATAGCGGTAAAGGACTTATATATCAAGATTTTACTCCAAGTGGACAAACCAACCAAAATAGAAGATACTTTAATGTGTTAGATGTTGATGATGACAGCACTGTAAACAGTGAAAACACAATAGGAAGTTATATTCGCACATTGAGCACACAAGGTGCTCCAGGAGCAGGCGGAGTTGTAAGTCCAATATACAGCGATCTATATGTTATGAAAGCTCCTAAAGCATTAACTGATAATGTAAATGCTGGAGATAAAATAAATGTATATGTAGATCAATTATTGCGTTGGAGTGATAATAGTTATAAAAATATTACAGATACAGGGCTTACTACAGCAATAACAAATAAAGAACAAACTATTACAGATATTTGGGATGGATATATTAATTTTAACTTCACTAAATTTGATAGTTTAGGTAATCCTTTTGAACCAGTAGTGCTAGGAGGAGGTGATACACTTCGTGTACGTGACCTTGGTACAGGTGCTGAAGCAGATGTTGCGTTTTATTTGAGAAATGGTTTGAATGGAACAATATTTGTTAAAAATTCTACAGGAACATTTAGTTTAGGTAATGATTTTGGAGATAACGTTGAAATAGAATTTATAGGCGATGCCGGCAGAACAAATCCAATTTATCAACCAGATCGTGTATTTGGCCAGATAGACAGTGTTGGTTTTAGTTATGCACCATTTGGTATAGGTAAGTTTTTAGTATTTTCTGGAGCGCCAGCAATAGTACCAAATAATAATATTTTACTTGAATCTGAATATTGGTTTTATGACGAAGCAGAAGTACTTGGTATTCCAAGACAGGCTAATATCCCAGGACCAGACAGTAATGATTGGGAAGAAGTATTTGCTATCCCAGTTGATGCCAATGCAGAAAATAATTTAAGTGACCTTTTATATGAAGGTATGTTTAGTATTTTTGAACGTAATCCTTCAGGCACTTATGATCCTCAAGGATATTACATAAATGAATATAGGGCAAGTAATCAATATTTAGGCACTACAGTCAAAGGTGCAAAAAATAATGATTTGTATAGATTATTTGTTTATGCTTCGCAAGATGGTAATAACGGTAAGATATATCAGTATAAAAAAGGTATAGAGAACAATGTAACTTTTGATTGGGATACTGCGAGAAATAAAAATTTTAAAGGCGAATTTAGTGATACCAAAGCGTACAAAGAAAACGATATTGTTTATTTAGACGGTACTTTACTAATTGCACAAACAAATTTATCAGCAGGTCCTTTTAATAGTAGTGACTGGACAAGTACCGACGATCTAATAGATTATGTTGGATATTTGCCTAATGATACAAACCTTTCAGTAATTAATGATAGCACAGACGGAAGCACAGTGCTTGATCAAGAATCATTAGGAGTATTTGGCAAAACAATAGATACAAATTCAAACGGTGATGTGCTTATTGTAAGCGTAACATATGATGAGGCTAAACCTAATGGAGTTGTTGTATACAGGGTAGACAACGGATTTTTCCAATTTGATCAATTAATAGAAGCACCAAGTAAAACAATAGGCTTTGCAGATAGTATATCTATATCAGATGACGGAATGAGTATAGCAATAAGTGCACCTTTTGATGATGAGAAAGATGCAGATCAAGGAATAGTTTATATTTACAAACAAAAAGATGGAAAATTTATTTTAGATCAAACTCTACACAGTCCAAAAAATGAAAGAGCAGAGCAATTCGGAACAACAATTTCGTATACAGGAGATGTCCTCGCTGTTGGTAGCCGGAACGCTGACAGCATTTTTGAATCTACACTAGATGTATTCAGTGAAAAGAAACAAGGAGAAACATATGTAAATGATCCTACAAGTCCTCCAACTAGATCTCCAACTACATTTGATAACAGTTTTACTAAATTTAGAAAAACAAATGTAGATGATGGTGTTGTATATGTTTATGAAAATATAAACGAAAAATTATTGTACGCAGATATAATACAATTAAACAATGCAAATGTTGATTACTTTGGTAGAAATGTAGAAGCAAGACAAAATCATGTATATGTAGGTTTGCCTAGATTAGAAACAGCAAGTCGATTAGGAGCTTTTGTTGATTATAGAATACAAGGAACAGTATATGACAATATTAGAACTCCGAAAGATCCAGTAGATCTTAGTAAAATTAAAAAAGTTGTTTTGTATAACACAAAAACAAAAGAATTACTTGCATACTTAGATTATATTGATGTGTTACAAGGAAAAATTGCAGGAGTTGCAGAACAAGAATTAAGATACAAAACATATTATGATCCTGCTACATATACAACAGGCACAGATGTTGTAGTGGATAAATTGAATACATGGGGAACTGAACAGGTAGGTCAACTATGGTGGGATCTAACTAATGCAAAATTTTTAAATCCATATCAAAATGATGTAACATACAGTACAAATAATTGGAATAAACTTTTTAGTTCGGCAACAATAGATGTATATGAATGGATAGAATCTACACTTACTCCAGAGCAGTGGAATGCACAAGCTGATACCAATGATGGATTAGCTCAAGGGATAAGCGGCCAATCAAAAAGCACTACAAACTATGTTCTTAAAAAAGTATATGACAGTATTAGCCAAAGTTTTGTAGACAAATATTTTTATTGGGTCAAAGATAAAAAAACAATTCCTAACAATGAATTCAGAAATGAAAGTGCTTTTAATACTGCCCAGCTTATTGCAGATCCTTATTCTTACGGATATAAATTTGTTAGTTTCTTTAGTAACAATCAATTTGCAATTAATAATTGTGATACATTAATCGAAGGCAAGGATGTTGCGTTGAGTGTTCAGTATTACACATCAGATAATCAAGATACAAACATACATAATCAATATCAAATTTTGACAGACGGATTGGCAAGTAGTAAACCAAATAGGGATATAGAAAGAAAGTGGTTCGACAGTTTAATTGGATATGATACAAACAATAGGCCAGTGCCAGATACTACATTAGGTGCAAAAAAGAAATATGGTATTTTAAACACACCAAGACAAAGTATATTTGTTAATAATGTAGAAGCATTAAAACAAACCATAGAACGTATAAATGGTGTTTTAATAAAAAATTTAATTGTTGAAAATAAAAACTTAACTGGTTTAGATTATAAAGAAAATTTTCCAAGCAGTATTTCAAGATTATATGATACTTCTGTAGATACTTTTGCAGAAATAGAACTTATAGGTGTAGCAAAAAGTAAACAGGCAGTGCTTAGTCCTGTAATAGAAAATGGAAAAATAGTAAGAGTGAATATAGTTGATCCTGGAAGAGGATATCTAGTCTCTCCTACATATACTATTAGAGGCGATAGTGGAGAAGGTGCTGATTTTACATTTACTATTGATAACGCCGGACAAATAACTAATGTAGTTGTAAATAATCAAGGACAAAATTATGAAAACACTACATCAATAGAAGTAAGAAAATTTGCAGCACTTGTAAAAGCCGATGAAACTATTAATGGTAAATGGGCTATTTATGAAAGATTAAGTGATACTAATAGTTGGAATAGGATAAAAAGCCAAGCATACAATACAACATTATATTGGGAGTACGCAGATTGGTACGACACTGGTGTAAACGAAACAATTGATATTGATTATTTAATTGATTATTCGTATCAACTAGATGGTCTAAATGACGCAATTGGTGATATAGTCAAAATAAGCACTATAGGCACAGGTGGATGGTTGTTATTACAAAAAATAGATGAACAAGTCACTACAGATTACACAGTCAATTACAAAACTATAGGTAGGCAAAATGGTACAATACAGTTTAAGCGTGGTTTATATGATGTAAATGCTAATTTAAACGGTTTCGATAGTATAAGTTTTGATGTGCAGTTCTATGACGCACAACCTACTGTAGAACAACGTAGAATTTTGGAAGTTATACGTGACGATATATTTACAGTTGAACTTGAAGAAGAATATAACAAGTTATTTTTTGCTAGTATAAGGTATGCATTTAGTGAGCAACCTTACATAGATTGGGCTTTTAAAACAAGTTTTGTCAAAGCCCAGCATAATGTAGGATCACTAAGGGAAGATATTACATTTAATAATGATAACTTGCCTAGCTATGAGGATTACTTAGAAGAGGTTAAACCTTTTAAAACAAAATTACGTGAATACCTTTCAAGTTATGAGAAGATCGAACCTACCAATACTGTAATTACAGATTTTGATTTAGCACCAAGATATGTTGAAAGCAGGGGAATACAACCTCATCCATCACAAGTTATACAAGATATGATAGTAGGTACAGAATCAGATATTACTACCTATCCTTATAGACACTGGTTAGATAATGCAAGCTACGAAATAAAGAGTGTTAATATTTATAATGGTGGTTCTAAATATAGTGAACCTCCTGTAATTACAGCAGTCGGCGGCGGAGGCACAGGTGCTAAATTTAAGAGCTATCTAGGCGTAAATGGCACAATAGTAAAGATAGAAGTAATTAATGAAGGAAGTGGCTATATAAGTGCGCCTACTCTGGAAATTAATGGTAGCAATCCAGACGGAACTGATGCAAAAATTAGTGCAGTAATAGGTCATCAAACTGTTAGAAGTTTCTTGACAAAGGTCAAATTTGATAGGATAAGTTCTAGTTTTATTATAACAAAGTTAAACGAAACCGAAAATTTTGTTGGCACAGGTAGTAAATATGTATTTGATTTAAAATGGCCGATAGATGTAAAACCTGCTAATGTAAAAGTTACTGTTGGCGGTATTGAACTGCTTAACAGCGAATATATTTACACTAACCTGCAGGATAACACAAAATCATATGTAAGATTTAAAGGACGTATTACTCTTAATGTTCCTCCAGCTAACACAAAAGCTATTGTAATAGAATATAAAAAAGATCCAGATTTATTAGTAGCACAAGATAGAGTAAACTTACTTTATGATCCAACCACAGGAATGCTTGGTAAGGATATTACACAAGTTATGGACGGTGTAGATTATGGAGGAGTGGAAGTAAAAAGTTTTGGTTTTGAAAATCAAGGCGGTTTTGATGCTGAAGGTTGGTTCACAGGAAAATGGGACACTTATGACGATACTTACGAAGATGAAGTATTTAATTTTGACGGAAGCACTTTACTTATAGAACTTTCGAAACCTCTAGAAAGTGGTGTTGAATATAATGTTTATAAAAACAATGTACGTATAGATGATCCAAATTATGATGGTAGTACATTTATTGAAAATTCAAACGCTATAATGGAAACACTTGTTGGAGACGGATCTCTTAAGATATTAAATTTAGATGATTTAGGTATAAAAGTAGCTGATGGGGATACACTTGTAATACGTAAGAAGACAAGTGACGGTAGTTTCTTAGCAGATCCTAACGGTTACGATACTTTAATAGAAGGAGGAGATTTTCCTTACGCAACAGCAAGTGGATTAGCAGCAGAAGATATATCTGTAGATGGTGATGGCTTTGTTACTCCTACTACAAGCAAAGGTCCTGAAGAAATAATCCCAGGACAAGTTTTAGATACAGTAGATATCCAAGTGTATGAAAGACCAACAGGCGGCGCCAGTAATATTAGAAGTTTTAATTACATTGGAGACGGAAGTACAAAAACTTTCGATATAGGACAGAATATTGCTTTTAACAATAATTTATTTTTAAAAGTAGGCGATGAAATAAAAACAAAAGAAGATTATGTATTTTCTATAGATAGACAGAGTATTATTTTAGATGTTGCTCCTAGTGCAAATATAAAAGTAAACATAATTACTTTAGATGTCGCAGGAAAGAATGTGTTAGATTACGGCACATTTGTAGGAGACGGAAGTACAATAGATTATCTTACAAATGTTCGCTGGACAGAAAACATGACACACTATGCTACAATAGATGGTGAATTACAAGATACGTTACTTATTAAGAGCGATGACAGTGCCCATGATATGCCTGGAAATGTTGTAATTCGTTTTGCTAGACCTATAGCTAGTGATAAAATAATTAATTTTGGAATTTTTGAAGGCAATACTCAAAATTACAGTTCTGTGCAAATTGATACTTTTATAGGTGACGGTAGTTCTTTGACATACACATTAGAAAAAACTCCGTTTAGCGGAACACC